GCCAGCGTCAAGAAGCGGCTATCTGAAAAGTTCGCGAAAAGTGTCAAGAGGGCTACTCCCTCCACAGTTCAAGCAGGAACCGAAAACCAGGACATTGCTGCTATTGCAGAAGGTAACAGGTTCCAATTTTTGTCTACGCGCATAGCCCACAAAGGGAATCAAGAATTCACTTTTAAGCGAGATTTTGGTTTCATTAATGGCGTGTGCAACAACTATTACGTCATTCCTTTACATTTCGCTTTTGAAATTGAACAGTCCCATGCCGACCCTGAAACCAGCGAACTCTTTTTGGAGATCGTTCGTGACGGCAAAACTTACCAGTTCAAGTGGGAAGACGTTGATGTCGTCAGTGATGTCTGTTTTAACAAAGACAAAGCAGTCATCCGCATCAACGTACCGCAGATACCGCCCGTACGCAATGTTCTCAAACATTACAGCTGGCGCAACGAGATTGAAACAGTCACTCGTACCATATCAGCTGGTGTTCGCGGAATCTTTTGTCGCCCCGAAGCTCGTTCCGAATTTGAGCTTAGGGGAACCCCTTACATCAAGGTTGAGGGTGAAATGTCCGAGCGTGCTGAGGATCTGCTAACCTACAGGTGTTACAACCGTGTTGGCTATTGCGGAACCCCTCTTGTTATCAGCTCCGGGCCTCATGCAGGCAAAATCGGAGGTATTCATACTCATGGAAACAAAGAGACAGGCCACGCGACTATTGTCGATCGTAATTGGCTTTCTAAGTCCATTTTGGGCGACTCCAAGGAGCAAGAATTTGAAGCTTCTGACTTCTCTGAGCTTTCCTTGGAGCAACCTATTCCTCAATCGCGGAATTATTTCCCAGAGAACGCCAATGTTGTTGAGTCAGGAGTTGTCCCTCGTTCGACGACTCAAATTACCAACGACAATGTTCATTGGGAACCCAACGGACCAGACTCCATCTACAAGGAGCGCATTTATGGTGCTTCTATTACGACCCCAGATCGCTTTACTTTCAACAGGGCTAAATTCAACCCTAAGACCGTTGTCAACGCTGAGTTTGAAAAGGCCATTGACCCCATTGCT